TGCTTGGTCAATTCTGTTGATGGTGTACTAACTCCAAAATTCTCAAACATAATTCTAAAACGATATTTGAGTTTTGGCATCAACATGCCTTGACTGCTGGCACTGGCGTCTGTTGCTAAAGGAACTGTAAATCTATTTAATGTTGCTATTGCCATATTTTTCTGCTCCGTTATGTATATTTATGCCTTATAGTCCAGCAATTTCACCTGTGTTTTTCAATCTCAGTGGAATATAAATAAATTCAACTGCTTTGACAGGTTCTATAGCAATGTCAACATACAATTCATTTCTATCAATTCTTGATGGTGTATTATTTGATTCATCACAAACTACAATGTAATCATATAATGCACGTTGTCCTACTAATTCTAATAATAGACTTTCACAAGCACCTTTTATTTCATCCCTAGTAATTTTATCATTAGGTTCAAAAATGTAAGGTTTAGCCAATATATCTAGCTGTCTACGTAGATATACAATAAGCCTTGCTACATTAATACGATCTAGGGCACTAGCATTTTTAGCTCTTGTCTTTTGACCATAATTAACTAGACCAACACCTGTGAAGAATGTAATTGGATTAATCTTTACTTCATATAGTGTATCACGCTGTCCTGTATTGAGAGCAACAACTACAAATTCACCCTCTTTATCAATATAGCCTACATTGCTAGCATTACTAATTCCGCCTCTACGTGTACCTGCTGGAGCAAACCATGGATAACTTACACTATCACTTAAAGCAATAGTTCTAAGCATCATATGACTTGGAGGGACTACAATATTATTTCCATTCAGATCACTTGTAAATCCCCATGGGTAGAACATGCCCATATACTCATCATAACTAGGAGCACCTTTTTCGTTGTCCTCTACACTTAATCTTAAATTATCACCCCAAGCCTTCAAGCTTGTAGCATCTGGAGTGAGTCTTGCTGGAGTGTCACCTACTATAAATGCTGTTAGGCCACGATCAAAGTTTAGACTGATTAATTCACCAATTAGTTCTGGATATCCTGGACAACTAATTAAGTTGAATACTCTTGCTTCTTCACGTATATCACGTGAACTATTTGTAACTGCTTGTAGAGCTTGTACAACTACTCTACGTTGTGCATGACGTCCAAAGTATCCAGCACCATCTTCTTGATTACCACTTATAGTAACCCAACGATGTGGATAATAATCTGCCATTGATTCATCAATCAATGTAGCATTTGGCCCTAACACTTTAAAACGTGTATTGACTTCGTTAACATCAATGTAATTATGTACAAATTTCTTAACATTAAATCCACTACGACGCATATTCCATAATAACATACCCTTTGGATATAGTGCAGGATCTGGAGCGTCAGGATCTACAAACTCGCTAGTCAACAATTCAACTATTGTGCTTTCCTTGTAACCTGCGTTAGCACCTTGAATGGTCCATCTAGCATCAGCAAATAATACACCATCTTCACTGCTTTGATCAGTTTTATCTACTGCTACCCATTTAGTGGCTACAGTACCTGGACGACTTGTGTCAAATCTATAAATCATTGGATAATTATCTATATCACTTGTATCTATCCAAAGATCACCATTTACAAGATCAGTGACTCCGTCACTCTGCTTTAATGGTTTAGTGGCTCTAACCTGTGGACCATTTGCATCTGTTGTTGGAAATTGTGTTTTATATCCAACCCATTTGCTGCCATTATGTACCATTATATCTACTTGATCTGTTACACTACTATACCATAATGTTTGATCTTTGGTTAAACTTGTAGGTGGATCTATACTGGCTGTAAATCTTAATGGTTCCCAATGACTAATTTCTAAATTAGGTTTAAATGCAGCACTTGGATCATTAAATGTACTTACATGTAAATTAGCATTTTTTTCACTAGCAAACAATAATGTAAATATTTTTTCTATTGCTGTACTGCTTTCTTCAATACGAATATCACCACCTAATTTATGCTGTACAACTAATCTATTTTGATCTGTTACTAATGCTTTTACATTAACAAGAGCAGCTTCATTATTAATTTTTGTTGCTATTTCTTCTGCATCTGCTGCAACACCTTTTAAACTTACTGTTATTGTTACAGGAGCTGAATAACTTGCACTTCCTGCTTTAGTCTCTTGTAGGTCAAAACTAACGCTAACTGGAGAAACTGTTGTACCAGTTAATGTACCTGTTCCAATTATTTTGCTGGTAATTTTAGTTACACCAGTTGTGCTCTTTCTATAAAACCTAAAATCTGCACTTAATGGACCTTTATCACCACTTGGATATGTATACAAATATTCTGACTGGTTCGTCTTTACATATATACTACCTAATGGTAATCTTTCACCACCTGACTTATCTAGTCCATAAATGGCTTCTGCTGCATTTGGGTATAATGGACATGTAATTGCTTCAAACACTTTACTATCACCATTGAACCTTTTCAATGCAAATTCTGCACCGCCATTAGCTGCTGTAGTTTTTAACCAAATACTGCCAGTTGGTCTTGGTGCTGGATCACTTGATTTGAAAAGTGGGACTCTTGTATGTGGAGCAATTTCTAATTTTGGACTGTAATATGTACCTTCTACAAAACCTAATGAAGTACAAGCACTGCCACTTAAACTAAAACGACCTGTTAGTGAATATAGAGCTAATCTACCTGTACTTGTTACTTCTGCTTTTACAAGGTTTTGTGACCAAGTATTAATTTGACTTGCTATTGTGGCTGCTGAACTTCCAGTGGTAATACTTATTGTTTCACCTAAATCTAAAACGTCACCATCTAGATTAATATCTAATTTAAGATCACCACTGGCTGTGCTTAAATCAGCTTTGGTACTTATAGCTGTATAAACTTTACCAGTTGAATCAACAGCTTCGGCTGGCCAACTTGCTCTCCAATCATCTGAACCTACAACTACCCAAGCATCTTTATTTCTGTACCATAACTTATCTGCACCACTATAACTACTGTTAAGATTCATTCTACTTGTAATAGCATAATCACCTACACTACCTACACTTGATTTAGGACCTTGTGTTGCAGAATTAATTTGGTTTGAATCTGTGACAACCAATGGCTGCTTTTTAGTAAAGGACTGTCCTCTACCTACACCTTTTGCATCACCATTCCATTCGAAAATTCCCCAACTGCTCTTTATCAAATCAAACCAATATGTACCACCTTCTGGGTCTGCTTGTGGAGCTAGTGCTTTAGCGTTAATAGCACCTAGATCAATATCTGCTCTGACCACATAGGCTCTATTGCTCACACCTAGTAAACTATAGGCAGCTTGAAGACCATATTCATTTTGTTCTCCAGCATGAATAGGATTGTTATTTGAGTCTGTTTTAAAGACTGGAATGCCAAATGTTTCTGCTAGATCACGCTGACTAGTAATTAAGTAGGCTAGACCTGCATTTGCTTTTAATGTTCCTTTGGCAATTCCTGTGTTAGCACCATTTGGTTTGTTCTCTGCTGATGCTACGACTATTAGGGGTACGGTACTTGGGGCAGCCGGTGTATAAAAACTTTCATCAATAACTGTGACTGCTACGCCAGGTGAATTTAGTTGGGCCATTGTTAGATTTCTCCTAAATCTTACTCAATATATTTAGCGCAAAATGGCAAAAAACAGTGAGTTGATTAAGGAGAAATGCTATTTATACACCAGTATTATATAAGTAAGTTACCTTAGAATCTACAAAAGTAATTCTGTCTAGAATAATACTTTCAATTTGATTATATAAATTATTTAAACTGCTATTATTATCAATAATAATATCAAACTCTGTACCAATCCACTTCCATTCACTAGGGTGTATTCCTAGTTCCTGTATATAGTTAAGGGCTTTTAGACTACCTTGATTAGCATCTAATGCAATGTCATACCAATCTGGTAGCTCACCTCTCTGTACCCAAACAATTATACCATTTGACTTTTTAATAGCATTGATTTCATTGGGAAATCTACAATCACTTATTACAACATTGTCTTGGCTATTACGCAGTTTATTTTCTAAACTGGCTATCCATATATCATCATGAAATCCTTGGCGGCATACTTCAGTACCCCAATTTTGTAATACCCATCTTGGGGTAATTTTCATACCTAATCTGTTACTCCACCAAAAGTCTACTTGCTCACGCCACTCTCTACTCTGCTTAGTTCTACCTTCCAACATATCACGATCCCAACCAAATACTGCTGCTACAGCATCCTTAAGGCTACGGGCAAAACTTTCTCTACGAAATTGATGAAGGTTAACAAGATAATCAGCAATAGTATCTTTACCGCTGCCAATCAAACCACAAATTCCCACTATCATAGACCACTCCTTTCCATAATAGTAATTAAGTTCTTACTTAAAGTC